GGAAGACATCTCGCCGGATGATCCGCCTTGATCACTCCAAGATCGCCCTCGACCCGCTGACAGCTGAGAACCAGAGGTTCTCGATGTCGGCATATGTCGTGGTCGATGTGCCTGTCAATGGTTATTCCATTGTCGAGGCGAAGCAGGTGACGGACGCATTGACTGCGTACCTCACCGCTTCCACTGGGGCTAACGTCACCAAGCTTCTTGGTGGCGAGTCCTAAGTGACTAAGGAGTGGTAGACTGACCTGTTGACGACATGGCTGAGGAAGCGCTACCTCTATAGGAGGGCACTTGAAAAGCCTGATCGTCCTTTGGCAGCAGGTCCTCATAGATATGGGGACCAGATGTCGCATAAGCACCAGTCAAGACTTAAAAACAGTCTTGGCGCGATACGAACACGAAGGGTTATCGTTCATGACGATAACTTTACCTTCCTTCGCCTCAGACCTCCAAAAAGGTTTAGAGGCTGGGAAAGTAGATCACACTCTGTTTAACGCGTTTGCGTTTCAGAGAGGTCTCCCCCGATTTCTCGGAGGTTTCCTTGATCGTGTGTTCGATCGAAGTACCGGTTTGCTTCTCGATTATCCTGATGTAGATTGCATCTTTGCCATGAGACAGATTACAATGTTTCTTGGCAAGGTTCTCTTCCCTTGTTCAGATAAAAGGGTTGAGCAAGCACTACATGGATATCTCGAGTGTGAGCAGGAAGTTAAAAGAGTCAGCGTAGACGTCTCCGAATCTTTGTATTCGGAGTTCGATCGCGTCGTCTCCTTGCTTTGGTCTGATGTATTCACTAACGTAGATGATAAAATCTACAATGGTGATCTCATTCCAAAGCACGGTCCCGGCAAAACTGTTGATCGGCTCCTTGGAAACAAGAAGTACGACCAGACAGAATGGCCGGATCGAATGGACGAACTCTTCAGTTTCGGAGAGTATGCCATTCCGAACTGGAGGTTTAAGTACCTCCAGGATCGTGTTGACTTCCTCGAACCCGGAAGGGAGCGGCCCGTTAGGGTTACTCCAGTTCCTAAAACGCTCAAAACGCCAAGAATCATCGCTATCGAACCAACTGCTATGCAATACATGCAGCAGGCGATTGCGGAGGTTCTTGTTGAGACCATCGAGACTGATAATCTCGTTGGTCCCATGGTCGGTTTCACAGACCAAATCCCGAATAGGGAGATGGCTTGTGAAGGTTCTCTTACCAAGAACCTTGCTACACTCGATTTGAGTGAGGCGTCCGACCGCGTGGCGAATCAGCATGTACGGCGTATGGTGCATCGATTTCCTTGGTTATCCCAGGGCCTCGATGTAACCCGAAGCCGGAAGGCTGACGTTCCTGGTCACGGAGTAATCCGTTTGGCCAAGTACGCGTCTATGGGTTCAGCTCTGTGTTTTCCAGTCGAAGCAACGTTTTTCTTAAGCGTTGTCTTCCTTGGAATTTCACGTGAGCTAAGCAAGCCG